CAACAAGTAAGACTCTTTGTCTACCCTGCTGCCTCTTATCCCAGAACAAGTAATTAACCTTTGCGTCCCATTCAGGCTTGATATTATCAGCAAGCACGACTCCGACAGCTTTCCGTCCAGGATCTGTCTTCTGGTAAACTGTAAGGATAACCACAGCAGGCGATAAAACTGCTATGTCAAACCTCTTTCTATCTTTCCTGGTAATATCGTTAAAGAGAAAACTGTATTTTCCAGCCTTCTCCCAGAGATAATCCAGACTCTCTTTCGTTGCCTGAAATGGTTCGAGATAGTAAGTCTCGTTATCTTCACTTATGACTGTTATTGGCAGTCCATAGAAGCCTTCTTCCATGATAGTCCTTTACTCTCTAGTTATGATACAGGTACCAGTATGTACAATAGCGTCCCCAACATTACTTACATTCGTAGCCCAGAGCTCAACGTATTCATTAGTAGCCAACTCCACAAAGTACTCGACGGAAATAACAGTTTCATCAGTTCCAGTAGCAAACTTTGCATGACTTTCAGATCCGTCTATAACAGTGTCGTTCTTGGCAATCTTAAAGCTAAGAGTTTCGTTATTATCTTCACTGTGTATTGTCACTGAGTAACTGACCCGGAGGGTCCGAGTTAAAGCTCCAGTATAAGTAGCTCGGTTGTTCGCATCGATTGTAAAGTTCTCAGCGCGGATACTTGTAGTTGAGTCCGCAGTTGAGACTTTCACATAAGTTCCAGCAACTGCTACTGCAGCAGTTCCCTGTGCAGACCAATAATAACCACCAGAACTAATCTCTTCAAGTGCTAGGAATCTATAAAGGATCTCGACAAGTAAGTCTTGCATACGTATGTCAAGAGTCTCAGCATAAACTTTGTCTTCTGCCGAGTCTGACAGTGGGAGCCAACTGATCATACTTTAATCCTTGAGGTCTCCGCCTGTTTAACTGTTCGACAGTGTATCCTAATACCTCTAACACCTGCTCCTATTTGAAACTTGTCTGTTACTCCTACCAAGCGTATGCTAAAGGCTCTGCCAACAGCGTGTACCGGAAAACGTACCAAACCGTCCATGTTAACAGCCCTAGTGCCTATTGTGTGTGTTGTCTTCGATCCATTATTGGTCCAAACATAAAGATAAACACTAGTAGCATCATCGAATTGCATCTGACTGGCCACACCGACTTTAAGTATATCTATCTCTTTAATTATAATCTCGGTTCCTATGTCGTAAAAAGGAGTATAGAAGTTTCCTGAGTCTATACTACCAGCTAGAGGATTAACATTAGAGATACTTATCCCACCACCAGTATTATCGAAATAATAATACGAGTTTACTTTAGAAGTAGCTGCTGGTCCGTCACAGTCGAAATCATAAGATAAATTAGTCAGTCTACCTACTAATGCCAACTGCTCAGTATCTATAAACTCTGGTGGTCGGGCGGAACCAGCACGATTAACCACACAACCCATAGCTCCAGAATAGATTAATTCACGAGAATATACAACTGGCAAGATTTGTTTAACCTGACCACCAGAATAAGCCATTAGCTTAGACCTACGTCCGGTATAGAAAATCTTGTTATCTCCAGTAGCTACTCCATATTGAACTACGCAGCCTTCAATCTCTGGTACATTACTGAATGAAAAGGCAGGAGTCGCTGATCCAGTTGGAGTCATTCTGTAGGCACCAAACTGACAGACGATGTATGCTGACTCTCCAAGAAACCCAACTCCTTGTACATTACCTAAGCTTGTTGGAATTACATTGTTGCCGGAACCAGTAGCTGCCCAATCAGTCGGGGTGCTATCAACAGCCCAGTAGACCTCCCAAACGTCATCGGTAGTGTTATACTTGATAATGCATACATTATTACCTAGTGTGAATATGAACTCTCCAGCACCAGGACTACCTGCTACAGCCGCGAAGGATGTTCCTGCTTTGTTATACTTATAGACGTTAGCTATTCCGCTGTGAGTAAAGTAAACATCATCTCCCCATACAACAAACTCAACACGTTCACTAGCAGAGGTTAGCGTACTGGCATGATTAGTATAAGCAGCTCCATTGAATGTCCAAGCAGTTAGATAATCACTATTACTCGTATCGCGATAGAACATTACAGCATAGTAAGTACCATCAATTACTAAGCCTTTAGCTCCTACAGCTACTGCTGTGGTTAAGGCGGTGTTTGCAGCTATATATCCAACAGCTTCTATTCTATCAGCTCTAATTATAACACCGTGGGGGTCTGAGATGGTATAGCGTGCTTCCTCGTTGCGTATATTCCCAGCGTTATAAACAATGGTCGTCGCTTGCTTCCATGGACCGAATTCGATTGTAAATTCTCGCTCAGCCTCGTACTGATAACCACGTTCATAAAGGTCACCAGTATGCCTAGCTGCTTTCCGAAGGTTAGTTCTCGGCCTGGCCATTATGGAGTCTCAGCGTAGTCAGGATCAGGATAACCAAGACGCGAAGAGCGTCGAGTCCTCTGTAGTCTCATCTGGCCAACGCGGTAACGAGCATCGCGAGTTGTGTCTTCTTGGATTCCAGTTACGAAGCCCAGATATTCATTCTTAAGCTCTTGCCCTCTCTGAGCCATACCAAACTTAAAAGCCCGTCTTGAAGCGGCGTTAAGAGATATTGCCTCATGCCACTCTTCAGGGATAATAGGCTCAGCGTCAGCAGCAACCATATCAGCTGGAATAGTACGATATTGAATACGAAGAACATAAGCGTCATCAGGTATCGGCCAGAGATAAAGCAAGCTTCCATGACGGATAAAATATTCAGGTATTCCTCTGTTATCACTAGTGGTATCTTGACGCTCATACCAGACCATTTCCTGAGCGATAAGCGTGTACTCAGTATCACCAGTAATCTTCATTGTCATAATCTCACGAACGGCACTTGGAGTTGTATAACTAGCCGTTCCATCGACGGTCGTGAGACTGGTATCTGTTCCGTCAATCTCATAGAATCTGAAAGCATTGCAGATTCTCTTATAAGCTTTGTTTACATCAGCTTTCGCCAGTTCGTCTGTGTAGTCCGTACGGTCTGCTAAGCAAAACTGCGCGTCCTCATATATGTCTTTAAATTCCATTTTCTCACCCGAGGTTTACTGAGTAAACTTGCTTGAAGAGATACGAGGACTTCCTCTCACTCTCTTAGGCTCCAGGACTACCCCAGACGCCACGCCAGTCACCAAAGCCTACACTCAGCCGATGACGCGCGGTGAAGATGGCATCCCCGTTAAGAGGATCATCGCTGTTCTTAAACTGATCATTGACTCTCAGGTACATCTTCATGTCATGACCAGACTTGTCAGCAACCAAGAACCAAGCATCCGTATCAGTCAGGTGCTTAAGATGCATGGGCTTAATGCCGTACTTAGAACGAACAATATTCTTCGCATTATCCGCGCTGTCAGGGACGAATTCGCTTTCGAGGAGCTCACCGGCCATCCAGATATCGCCAGTTGCGTGAACTAGCCAAGTAGCCTTGACGTCTACGATGAAGCTCCTATCGTCCGTCCAGCTTTCAAATGCTTCGAGCGCTGCCTGTACAGCAGGCAGGTCCATGTCAACAGCGGCTGCAGCATGATTCGACTGCGTTCCACCATCGAGGTCATCCTGGATAATCGAGCAAAGCTCAATCCCGTTGTATCCAGTATAGTCAGAGTCAAAAGCGTTGTTGAGTACAGAGGCACACTGAACATCCTTGTTATAGGATGCAGACTTTGCCAGCTCAGACGAAAGCTTGTTCATAATACCGTAGAGGTCATCTTCCAGCATCTCAACGGTCACACGGAAGCCTAACGCATAAGTTAGGTGCGTGAACCGAAGAGTATCACCAGAGAGTGCCTCATCCATGCTATAAACTTCACCTTCACCCTTTTGCATGAACGGACCCAGTCCTGCCATTTTGTACTCATCTTCATATGCCCGTTGGGACTTTTTCACGTTTATCCACTGCGTATACTCCGTCTTGCGGATCTTCAGCTTTTTGAAGAAGATCGTCGCTAGGCCAGGAGCTAGCAGTGGGCTAAATGTACCTCTCGCCATTGCCATTAGTTATCTCCTTAGTCGAACGTGCGGACGGATTGAAGAACCTTGACGATTGCTATGTTGCGATTGATATCAACTCCAACAACTAGCACACGAACAGCAGAGGTGTCAGTAAGATCAATTAGCCAAACTGAACTCGCTAACACAACACCATAATCCTCCCCAATTGCAGCCTCGGTGATGGTTCCTGCAGAGGGTTCCAAAGCGAAGTAAGAGCTGTCAGTTGCTACGTAAACCATCACGTAGCCTGACTCAATTACATCAGCAGCAGGCTCAGCAGCCCACCCAGTAATCTCAGCAGGATCAGCTCCACACTCCTCAATATCTCCCGAAGCATCAAGAACAACAAGGTTCCCGGTTACGAAAGTCTGGCCGGATGCAAGAGGGAAGCGCTTGGTAAAGGGCCTGTTTCAGTTCCCTGGAGAATCGGCCACCCATTAAGCGCCATTTTCATTTCCTCCTAATCTTGTATGCGTGATGCGAGAATCTTAATAAAGAACAAACCTCGCGGGATTGATACGTCTACTACTTCGGCACATACATTATCTGTCTCAGTTAGATCAAGAACCCACTGTGCCCATTCAGCATCGAGAGTAAGTCCATACTCTTCCCCGATGTCACCGGTAACAGGTGCTCTAGTGCCTTCAAGAGCAAAGGTTATTGATCTGCTTACCCGATAGAGTAATATACGGCCTTCCTTCAGAGAACCTATTTTGACCCAAGGAGCAGCCATTAAGTTCTTCTCATAAGGCCACTCAGCTAGTACACCATAAACCCCTTGATCTTCGTTGTCAGAATCAAACAGATCGACTTCGTCGTCGTCTTCGATTTGAACAAAGTCTCCAAACCAGATCCCTCCTGGATCTGTGAGAGGATGCTCCTCAACAAGCGGTCTGAGACCAACAGGCCATCTAGCTGGCCAAGGCCAAAGGTACATCTTTAAGCCTCGTCCTCAGAGTCTAGATTCTCGCCCATAATTACGGACAACGGAGCCCTTTGTGACTTGCTCTTATCATCCACTTCCACACCAAGCCTCTGCGCCTTCGCTTTGAAAGCTTCGCGTGGACTTCCTGCCATCTTTGCAGACTTCTCCTTTAAGTACTGCCTATGAGCCTCACCGATAAGTTTATCACGTTTCATAACTACATAAGTCCCAGCGATAATAAGACGCTTATCGACTTGCTCCATAGACGAGGAGCCAATCTCTCCTTCTTTGACAAGCTCATAGCCCATGTTCTGTCGGTAATCGACATACTCCGTCCTGTTTCTTACAAGTCGGTAGTCATAATCAGGATCAGTGTCACGTAATTCTAGTCTTCGTGTGTGGGGTTTGACCCCTCCTTCGAAAGACTTCACAATGAGTTTAACCTTTTCTAGTCTTTCTTCCTGCGTCTGTTCTTCAGACATTTTTATTTCTCCTGAATGTAGTCAGCGAACAACTCAGCTTCTGATACGTCAGCTCCAAGGAGCTTTGCATAGTTGCGTTGTTCTGGAGTTAGTTTATTCTCAGATTCAGATCCTCTCCTTGGCCCACCACCACGCTCAACGTCAGGCGGTTCAGGCTTCTTCTTCGGAGCAGCATATTTTTCATAAATCTCTTTCCCGTGAGACTTAAGAATATGAGCATCAATTAGAGCCATTGTTCTTGGATCAGCCATTTGCTCATGTGTTAGCTGACGAGAGGTGATAATCTGATCAATCTCCTGACGATGATCCTCCAGGTAAGGATTAGCCTGGAATGCAGCATCGTAAGCAGCCTTAGCGGCTGCCTGCTGAGCCTGTTTAACGAAAGGCTGAATTTTGTACTCTGCAATCCGTCCAATCTTCTCATTGATGTCGCTATCTTCACTTAGAAAGTCATCTTGTGTAATCTTCGGTGGAGGTTCAGGCTCAGTGATCGGAGCAGGAGCTGGAGCTGGAGTTTGAATCCTACTCATAGCCAGTTCAGCCATCTGCTTACCAGCATCCTTTATCTGGTTAAACAGTGCCGCTGCTTCTTCTGGAGTCTTCCCACGAAGTTCTTCTGGGAAGTCATCTCCATCGAAAACAGAAGCTACGACTCCTTTCTCCTCCTTCACAGGTTCTTCCTGCTTCTCCTTAACCCCAAGGATCTCTCCTCGATTCTCATCGATCGCCTCGAAGTCTTCCTTCGTAAGCTCAGTCATTCTTCTTCTCCCTCTGTGTAGTTGCTAGGATCTTCCTAGGTAAATCAACGACTTCGTTTATAGCTTTTAGATAGTTTAAGTTATGCAGCGCCTCCTCCTTGCCCACCGACTTGAGCAGGAACTGCCCCCTGTCCGCCTGCAGCACCTCCAGGTGCTCCCGGTACAGCCTCCACCCCGGTTGACTCTGTAACGCCTGGAATGCCAAGATTAGCTTGGATTGCGCCAGCTCGCTCTTGGATTTCTTCAACACTAATGGCAATTTCGTCGGCGTAGTGGAGGTTATAATCCTCAAGAATATCAAGGACCAGCGTAGAAAGACCATCGACAATACGAAGCATAAGTATGCGAATAGACTCCGGGAGTTGTGGATTCTCGGCTTGTAGTATGTATTGAGTAAGTTGACCATAATATTGGCTTACCATTCCAAAGAGTGAAAGTTTATTCTGACGTTCTAGTTCTTTGGACGTGGAAGTGGTTGTGGCAGTTACCTGAATGCCAAGTCCGTCACGGATAGCCTGTTCAGGAAATTGCCAGATCATTTCAACCCACTGACTGTCTTCGCCCAGAATAAGGGTTGTTTTGCCTTCAGGATAATACTGTTGGTAGAGGAGAAGTACTCTCATCATTACTTCTGAGAGGAATGCCCTAAAGCGACCAAGGGTTAAGTCAAAACGCCGTGCGCGTTCTGCCAAGACAGCCAGAGCAGTTGTTGGCTGCGCAGTCGCTGTATCTGTAGCGTTGTAGTCCTCCATTCCTAGACGCTGCATAAGAAGACTAAGCGTGTGAATTTCATCTTGAAGTGTTGAGTCGAACGGGCTTCCCATATCGAGAGGAAGGAGATCGTCAGGCTCATCACGAGGGATTGAAGACCCAAGCTTGAAAACAAGCTCTGTTGGAACACTTGAGTCAGCTCGATGGGTAAAACAGCCACTGTTAGCTATCGAACCGTGATCCAAGCGCTGGTTATGCATCGTGCTTACTTCAAGCTGAGTTGCCAAGCACATCCTACCAACGCCAACTCCATGGACATGATGCTCGACGAGTTCATACGCGCTGATGACAAAAGGCGTCATCTGAAGCGGGAAAGTGTTATAGGTAAGCTTCATGAACTTCATAGCATCATAATGGAAGATAGCCTGATAACGACGAAGATGTCCGTCGATTTCGTAACGGAACCATATTTCATAGAACTCAAACCCCTCGAAGAAATCAGGTTTGGACTTCATCACGTCCCCTCGAACTTCCTCAATTCCAGAAACGTGTGTCACGGGGAGTTTAAGAACGTCTTCTATATTCTTCCAGTTCTTATTCTCCTCATTATACTTAACCTCATTCTTCGACAATCTAAATCTGTGAGCTTCCCATTCCATTTCATCTTGTGAGCGAGCCTCTGGCGCGAAAAGATAGTCCGCCAACTGTACGTGGATGATCTCTGGGTGGTCTTTGATCCTTTCAAGATACTCTACCCATTCACCCTTTGAAGTTTCACCCTCAGCTTCCTCCTCTTGCCCCTCGAAAGTATAACGGATTTCATCTCTGCGTGTGTATATAACCTTCGCGACGACAGTGCCTAGTTTAATCCACTCAAGAAGCAGACTATCACAGACATTCTTAAGGTTGAGTTCTTCGACTGAAGCCCAGGTTATGAATTTACGAAGAGGCTTATAAAATTGAATAAAGTCTTTTCGTATAGGTTTGGTACTGAAAACATCGCTCGGCCCAAAGATTGTATTAAGAACCTTAGCTTTAATCTGTTCTACGAATGTTGGAGTTACTGCGATCATCAGGTGCGCAGCATCCTCGAAAGGAAAGTTCTTCTTCTCTTCAAGAATTGTCTCCTGGTAGCGTTTCTCGATACTCTCCCATTCGTTGTACAGACGCTGCCAGGAGTTCTTAGTCCGAGTAATCTCGTCATAGAGCCACTGAGCAATCTCAGTTTCTTGCTCCTCGGAGAATTCCACATCAGGTAATTCGTAAGCTGGCATGGTTAGCCTTCTCTATAACGGGCTAGGCAAGCTTTCTCACTAAGGACGAAAACTCGCTTATAGGTCTCTTCTATCGGGTCCATTATTGTTACCATCGAACCGCTGAAAAGTGGAAAAATCACCACGTCGCCTTCTTCAAGCTCTTTGCACTCTGGACCTGTTGCGATTACTTCTCCCTGCTGGACTTGTTTCTCTTTCTGCGAGATAGCAGCTTCTATCTGTCGCCTGCTTGCATCGAAGTCATGGCCCTTGCCAGAGTCCTCCGTTGCGTCGGTGAAATCATCGAGAAGTTCGGTGTCTGGTTCATGTTCAATAATGCTGATTAAGACCGCGTTTCCTAACGGACTGAGTGCCATCACTCAACCTTTCACAAACAGCCATGATAGTTAGCTGGGCCTTACCTGAAACTCGCTCAACTCTTACCTGGCCTCGTGGGAAGTGAAGTTCTTTCGTTCTGCCACCTCTAACGTAGACAGGATCAGGATCGGTTGCTAGGCTGTGACCTGTGAAGTGGATACGAATGACATCCTCTTTCGAGCCACCGTCAACCTCGATCCGGCGAAGTCTTCTCACCGGAACCCAGGGACCATCTTTGTTAGAAAGGATAGCGAGGAGCTTCCTCGACTCCTTATACTTAGGTTTAATCTTTGCAGGCTTGCTCATGGACTTCCCTTAGCAGTTGGCCTAGTTCACGTGTGTC